ATCCAACTTTCACGTTTAGTGACGATGGTAAAAGCTCAAAGATCTCTGAGGGTAAATCTGCTCTAAGGTACTTCTTCTCTGAGGAAAGTTCTTTAACGTATCCTCAAAAAGATGTAGCTATGCCAGCAACTGACGTATCATTTACGTTAACAGCTGACACACTTGCATCACTTCGTAAAGCTACTTCTTTGTTAAGTGTTTCAACAGTTTCAGTTGAGAGCACAGAATCTAATGATTCAATCTCGATCGTAGTTAAAGATCCAAAGAATTCAACATCAAACACTTATGGCACAGATGTTGAAGGTGTGTCTAATGGACATACATTTAAATTCCATTTTGATATTTCTAACTTCAAGATTTTACCAGGCGATTATGAAGTAAGCATCTCAGGTAAGTTAATCTCACACTTCAAACACAAAACACTTCCAATTGAATATTGGATCGCTTTAGAAAAAACATCAACATACGAGGCGTAATATGGCATCATTAAACATCAATGATTTAGCAATGATGGTCAAGGTAATTGACCTAGGTTCTGAAAAGGGAATCTTTAAAGGCGCTGACTTAAAACCAGTCGGTGATCTACGTGAGCGCATCGTAGAATTCGTGAAACAAGTTGAAGCTGCAAAGGAACAGAATGATGAGTCTACTGCTACAGAAGTTAAGTAATCCAGCTGATCGTAAAGGTGTATATGACGCCATTCGTGAGATTAGTAACTCAATGACGCGAATGGAAGCCGAGCGTGATCTTATCTCAGAAACTCTTAAAGCAGTTAAAGATAAGTTTGAACTACCACCAAAGTATGTACGTACACTAGCTAAAATCTACCATAAACAAAATTTCCAGCAAGTTAAAGATGAGCAAGCTGAAGTTGAGCAACTTTACGAATCTATTACTTCGTAATTTCCAATCGACACTAAAGTGTGATATAATATAATTTTGTTATGGAGTGTGTGAATGCAAGATCAATTTCTTTGGGTAGAAAAGTATCGCCCTAAAACTATAGAACAGTGTATCCTTCCTAAGCAGTTGAAGGATACATTTCAACAAATCGTTGAAAGCGGTGAGCTACCTAACCTAATGCTAACTGGCACAGCCGGTCTTGGTAAGACTACTGTCGCTCGAGCATTATGTGAACAGCTTGGCATCGACTATATTATCATTAACGGATCTGAAGAAGGTAACATTGAAACTCTTCGTACAAAGATTCGTCAGTTTGCATCAACAGTTTCATTGACTGGTGGATACAAATGTGTTATCCTTGATGAGGCAGACTATCTAAATCCTCAATCAACTCAGCCAGCACTTCGTGGATTCATTGAGGAATTCGCAAACAACTGCCGATTCATTCTTACTTGTAACTTTAAGAATCGAATCATTGAGCCTCTTCACTCTCGTTGTGGTGTTATTGACTTTAAGTTCGACAAGAAAATGTTGGCTTCCTTGTGTGGTCAATTCCTTTCACGCTTAAAGGATATTCTAGGCAAAGAGTCTATCACTTACGAAGAATCAGTTCTAGCTGAATTGATTATGAAGCACGCACCAGATTGGCGCCGTGTTTTAAATGAAGCTCAACGATATAGTATTACTGGTGCTATCGATGCAGGTGTTCTAGTTACACTAAACGATAAGTCTATTAAAGATCTTATGTCAGCGCTTAAAGCAAAGAACTTTAAGGGTATGCGTGAGTGGGTTGTCAATAACATCGACACTGAACCTCATGCAATCTTCCGCAAAGTTTATGATACGCTTGGCGATTATCTTCAACCACAGTCTATCCCTCAAGTAATTCTTACACTCGCTGATTATCAGTATAAGAATGCTTTCGTTGCAGACCATGAATTAAACGTCGTTGCATGTATGACTGAAGTTATGGCTACAGCGGAGTGGAAATGAACACAGCTCGAGTTTATCAAAATAAAGAATTCTGGTTTGTAGACTTTATTGATCATAACTACGAGCTAGTTCCAGCTGTTGGTGTATTCAAAACTAAAGAAGCCGCTGAAGAAGCTGCGATAGAGTGGAAGAATACAGATAGGATTATCGATGAATCCATTTGATTATGTAAACGCGATTTGTGATACCAAAGAAAATTTAATTATAGATGATATAAGTGAAAAAGCTTATAATCCATTTATGATTAATCGTACTTTGTCTTACCATTATGATACTGTTTTGTTAGCTAATGAGATGAATCAACGAGCTCATCTCGATAAAAAGCTTCAAAACGACTTTCTTATAAATACAGTTAGGAAGAAGAAAAGGTTTGCCAAATGGGCCAAGCCGCTGTCTTCCGATGATTTGGAAGTCGTCAAAGAGTATTATGGTTACAGCAACGAAAAAGCTCGACAAGTTTTGCCTTTACTCAATGACGAACAAATGGGACAATTGAGACAAAGGATTTTCAAAGGTGGAAAATAACGAGAAGAGCGTCGAGTGGACACCAGCATCGATGCTGGAAGTTACCCTAAACGAGCCAGATGACTTTCTTAAAGTAAGAGAGACATTAACACGTATTGGTGTAGCCTCGCGTAAAGATAAGAAACTGTACCAATCATGTCATATCTTGCATAAGCAAGGTAGATATTTTATTGTGCATTTTAAAGAGCTGTTTGTGTTGGATGGTAAACCTTCAACTATTACAGAGAACGATATTCAACGTCGTAACACGATTGCAGTGCTGCTTGCGGACTGGGGTCTTGTGACGATAAATAGTACTGAGCAAGCTAAAGACAGAGCGCCTTTACGTCAGATCAAAGTGATCTCTCATAAAGAACGCCATGAATGGGAACTCTGTCCTAAGTATAACATCGGTAATACACGCAAAGAATTCTAAATCCCCACTCGGGATGGGAACTGGCTTGCAAGATGTGCCAGAAAAAGAAACACTTGCAAGACTTCACCTTAGGACCGCTATGGTACGAAGCGTTTTAAAGCGGGCATGACGTACGATGCCACTGGATCCCGTAACCAGTAATTAACCGCTATGCCTTCGGGGTAGCAAACTTTAAATTTACTCGCTTAATAGGAGCAAACATGAACGCATTTACTAAATTTTTTGACGCAGCTAAACCTTTTGACGTACTAAACGTATCCTCAAAAGACTTTGACAAATTCTTCGTAGGTTTTGATGAGCAATTCACACAGCTTGCTAAAACTGCACAAGACTTGACAAAGAACATCCCAAGCTATCCTCCATTCAACATCAAGAAACTTGCTGATAACAAATACGTTATCGAATTAGCTGTCGCTGGTTTCACACAATCAGACGTTGAGATTACACTTGATGGTAATAAACTTACTATCGCTGGTAACACTCAAGATGATTCAGATAATGAGTTCTTATTCAAAGGTATTGCAAACCGTGCTTTCACACGTACATTTGCACTAGCTGATAAGATCGAAGTTGAATCAGCTGAAATGGTTAATGGTATGTTGAAGATCGCACTTGACAAAATCGTTGAAGCACAACCAGTGCGCAAGATCGAAGTTAAAGGTGCAACTAAAAAATCCAAGAAAGAATTTTTAGCAGAAGGCACAGAATGAAAAACTTATTCTGTAAATTCCTATGTATTGTCGAATCATTCACAAGAGCTAAAGCAGCTACAGCGTTAACACGCGTTGGTAACTATGAAGCAGCTCAAAGACTTATGGATGAACAGGAGAAATGCAAATGCTAAATTGGGTACCAATGACAAACGAAGATTGGGATTGGGTAAACGGTAAAACACAACCGCCACCTAAATCTTAAAATTAAGGGAGACTTCGGTCTCCCTATATAGTTTATGTCTAATAATAGAATAGTTATTCTCGGACCAATATTAAGGGATGACTGGCTTATCCAAGCGAGTCTATACAAGGATACTATTTTAGTTAGCATGTTTAATGAAGTAACTCTTAATTTTTATATGCAGTATCTTCATAATGAATATGAAGCTAACATGTTTATTGAATATGTAATTGAAAAAGGTGAACTATGAGTATTATGTGTTATCAGTTGATGAACGGTCAAGATCTTATCGGTGAAACTACAGAGCTAGAAGATCACATCGTTATGCGTAACCCGGCAGCTATTCACTTAGTGCCAGCGCAGAATGGCGGTAATCAGTTTGGCATTGCGTTGATGCCATACGCACCATACGCAGAGTTTAATAAGATTAAAATCTTTAAAGATAAGATCTCTATTGAATTCGAACCAACAGTTGAATTGCGTAACAACTACAGCAAAATGTTTGGAAGTGGAATTGAAATAGCTAATGTTATACCAAAATAATCCTGTACAACGGGTTAATTATGTGGTATAATAGTAGATATGGAATTCTATACTAACCTCAGCCGCTACGGCAACAATATACTATATCGTGGGTACAAAGATGGAAGACGGATGTCCGTTAAAGTTCCATTTTCACCTACGCTATACGTCCCAGTAGAAAAACCCACAGCTTTCAAATCTCTTGACGGTAAGTATGTAGAACCAGTTAAACTGGAAACTATGCGCGAAGCTAAAGAGTTTATGGAACGCTACAAGGATGTTTCTAACTTTGAAATCTATGGTAACACTAACTACGTAGCACAGTACGTTGGTGAACACTGGCCAAATGAAATCTCATTCGATCAAACTCTTATCAATGTAACCAACATCGATATTGAGGTACAATCGGATGAGGGTTTCCCTGAGCCAGAAGAAGCCAAGTTTCCAATCATCTCTATCGCTCTAAAGAACAACATCGACAACACGTTCTATGTCTGGGGTCTTGGCGACTACGATGTAAGCCAATCGATTATGAAAACTAATCGTGTAGTCTACACAAAGTGTGCTACTGAACAAGAGTTACTCTTACGATTCTTGGCTCATTGGAATACACCTACTCACATGCCTGACGTTATCACTGGTTGGAATATGCGTACATTCGACATGCCGTATATCATCAACCGTTGTCGCCGTATGTTTGAAGACGACAAACACTTGATGCTTTCACCTTGGGGTAAGGTTGAAGAAAAGCAAGTTACGATGATGAAGAAACAAGTTCAGATGTATGAAATCACTGGTGTTTCTCAAATCGATTATCTCGACTTGTTTAAAAAGTTTGGATACTCCTATGGTGCACAAGAATCATATCGTCTAGATCACATCGCATACGTTGTCCTTGGTGAACGTAAGTTG